TAGTTGCACTGAGTGCCACACTTGGTGCAGATCTGTGGTCCTGGCCTTTTGCATCAGTCCAAATCCAGATGACCTGGTAGAGATAAGTACCAGCAGCTAGTGAACCAGCTGAGTTATTTACAGCTGCACTGACGTTCTCTGGATATAAATGGTAATTAAGTTCAACTATTTGCTGGCTGTCGTACATACTGACAAATCCACCTCCCACATGAAGATTGCCACCTAACTCTGCAGCTTCAAATCTTTCCACTGATGTAAAGTCCACCTCAATGTTTGAAACTCCAGTGAGTGAATACAAATCATTATTTTTAGATGTTAGTCTTGTCCTGACTAATCCTGCAAATCTAAATACTCCAGTTGTGTTCTCAGAAACCAGGGAGAGAAAGTTCTTTGCCGGAACCGTCCCTGCAGTTCCAGGCAGAATCTTGGCACTCACCAGACCATCGGTGTCGCATAGAAAATATGTGGGCTGCAAATCTGAATCATGAATGCAGACAAAATACTTCTTGGAGTCATATTCCCAGATCTTGCTTGCCAAGCCCACACTGCGCTTAATGATTGCTGCACTTCCCATAGTATCTGCACTTACATCATAAAGCGCACCCTTGACCTGGTAATCATAAGTATTTGTGGCACTCATTGTATAGATTATCTGCAGATCTCCAGCCTGGGTGATAATCACTGATGCACCAGTAATTTCAGTGCCAGATCCCTCCACCGTGTGGGTTGCTTCAACAGTCAGGGTTGACTTAATCCTCTTAATCTTCAATCCTGCTGATGCAGTCCTGGAAGAATATGCAACATAAACCCTTTCGGCTTCAGTTGGATCAGTGTTTACCCTGTCAGTACAAAGTGTGATTAGATCGTTGGTATTTGTTGATCCAATTGTAACCGCGCCCGGAAAACCATTGGCAGGACCACCCACCACACCATCAGTGGTTATGTAACCAACTCCAAGGGTGGTGGAGGTGCTTGTATTGTAGGCAAATACTGCATTGCCTGCATCTGCATCTGCAGAGTTCACTGCAACATCATAATTGGGATTGGTTGCATTCACATTTGAAACAATTGTGTTTGAGGAATTAAAACTGATTGGATTATTTATATCCACCTGGACGGTCTTCATAACGTATGGAGATGATGATGTGTCCAGGTAAACCAGGGTGGGATTTGGACCTAAAGCAACACACCTGGGATTGATTGCCGTTGCATCTATGAGAGTATTGGACTGAAAGACTGCACCACTTGTGGAGTCAATCACTGATGCATAAACTCCTTCCAATGCACCAGCAACATCATAACTCTCCCAGGCATATAATGAGAGTCCTGAAGCAATGCAGCTGTCCTGGTTCTTGGATTCAGAGGTATTGCGCACAACATCATCACTATCTACCTTCACACTCTGGAATCCGCCCATATCAGTCCACCTGGTAACACCGGATGAGTAGCTGTAAAGTCTGGATTCGGAAAACTCCAGGAGCTCATCCTGGAAGGAAGTCAAACCGTCACCGGAAGAAAGTAGATCTGTAGTTCCAGAAATATTTTGGGAAAGAGCCGTGTAGCCCAGGCGTTTGGAAATCTGGGAACCAACAGTGTATCTGCCGTTTTTCAGGTCTGTGAGGGCGGGTGTGAGTTTGGGATCATTCTTGGTATCCAAACCAGCTACAATGTCAACTGGAACGAGTGTTTTTTGCAGGGGCATCTTTTTTATCCTTTTGCATATCTATAAGTGCCTGGTGATAACCTTCGGCCTGGTTGAGCTGTACCTGGAGAGTTGGGATTTTCTGCCGGAGATCCTGAATAATTGCTTCAACTTCTTCAATTGTCATCCTGCCTGTTCAGCTTCTTGTTGTGCTAGAACCGTTGCCCATGCAGACTTGACCTCAGCAGTCCAAAGTTCTTCTGCTTTGTCCTTAATTTCTTGGTGTTCATCGTCTGAAAGAGTCATATCACAAGTTAAGAATCTTCTATGATACCCACCACCATCTGTAATTTCTCGTATCCGTAAATGATTGTAAGCACTTGATACTTCAATTTTATCTAATTTCATTATTCATCTCTCGCTGGCACTAATATTCTGTAATTAAATGAACCTGTTAATTTCCCATTATTTCCAACACCAGTACCCCATAACGCATAGTCTGCACCAGTTTGAGTAACCATTCTACAAGAAAACCCATTACCTGAACTCAATATTGCTCCCACACACCCTGCTGGGCCACCTTCATTTGTTTGTGTTGAACCATCTGACCCCATATTGTAATTCATAGCAAATTGATAAGTAGACTTATCTGTATCAATATCAAATGGTAGCCCATAAGAAGATACTGTACCTGTAGTATCAGTACCAGACCCATTAAGCACAATTACAAAATCACAAAAGCAACGATTCCCAATCACAGTATATCTCCCATAACTATCACTCGTTAATCCGATTCCATTCAATCCTCCGGCAACACTGGGTGTATATTCCCCTACCTCATAATCCAGTTCAGTTTGACCGATAATCCCTGAACGACTGCCTGCCGAATTAATTAAACCTGACATAAGCTAACTCCAATCTTGGTCTATGTAAGTACAAAGAACATCTAAATCTGCGGCTGAATCTGTTTTTACTCTAAAAGTTTTATTACCTGAAAAACTAAATTTATCATTCCAAACAAATGTTCCATAAGCTGTTATAGGTGTCCAATGCTTAATAATGTGTTCATTAGATGACCCATCAGAATCAAACATTCCCAAAAAGAATTTTTCAGTGCTTGAATTAGCACATTCAGTAATAACAACACTTATAATTGTATAAATGTGATCGTTCTCTCCAGTTATAAGAGTTTGTGTAGTAGTTGAAACACCCTGAAGTGCTATATATTTTAGAACCTCTGTACCTGATCCACTTGGTATTGCCATATTAACCTCCTATTATCCTAATGTAAGTGCTTGATGTGTTGGAATTCCCACTTTAGACCTCCTATAAAATTTTTAATAACCAAAAATTAATGATGAATGGAAACTGGTCTGAACACAATTTCCCTTACTGTAAACCTTTTTTGTTGTTGAAGTTTTAACATCACTACTGCACTCAATATCCCCACTTCCATTACAAGCGATGGTAATATCACCATTGGCTGCATCTGTGATTGTTATGCTTGAACTTGAGCTACCAGCATTGGTATCCAGGACCAAATCGTATGCTCCAGAAGAAGTAATCTTACCTGAAGCAGATCCGCTGCCTACTACTACTTCACCAGTTCCATTTGTATTTAATGCAATGCTTCCATTAGCAGCATCAGTGATTGTTATGCTGGAAGAGTTAGTTCCCGCATTTGTGTCCAATACCAGGTCATGTGCTCCTGAAGATGTAATTTTTCCTGCAGCTGCTCCACTTCCAATTACAACCTCACCAGTTCCATTATTAACCAGGTTAATGTTCCCATTGGCAGCATCTACAATGGTTATATAACTGGAATTGGTCCCACTGTTGGTACTTACAGTTATGTCATGCGCTCCACTGGAAGTAACTACACCAGCTGCACTTCCACTTCCAACTAAAATTTTTCCGGTTCCATTTGGAGCGAAAGATATATCACCATTGGCAGCGTCTGTGATGCTGATGGACCCTGAATTAGTGCCTGCATTTGTATCAAGCACCAGATCATGTGCACCTGAAGATGTTATTTTGCCAGAAGCTGCTCCGCTGCCAATTACAATCTCTCCGGTACCATTTGGAATTAAAGAAATGCTCCCATTTGCTGCATCTGTAATTGCGATGCTTGAGCTGTTGGTTCCTGAGTTTGTGTCCAGGATTAAATCATACGCACCATTGGAAGTGAGCTTGCCAGTTGCAGATCCATTGCCTATCACAACATGACCGGTTCCATGTGGCTTCAAGTTGATTGCATAGTTTGATGCAGATGTTGCAATATTAATTACAGCTCCAGCATAACTTGTATTTGTGGTCAGGATGGTTCCTGTCTCAGCTGGTACAGTCACAGTTCCGCTGGAACCTGAAGCCAGGGTACTTGCAGCAAGAGTTATATAGTCTGTATCTGCAGTATTATCATCAGTGAATTTATACAGCAGCAGATCTGCATGGGCCATCTTGCCAAAATCAGTATTTCCAGAATCACAGAAAAAGTTGTATGACTTTGCACCATCCACAAAAGTTGCGCCTGCATCAGTTCCTGTCATGCCGTCTATGCTCCCAGCTCCAGCGTTCACTGTTGAGCCAGTGGTTATCTGTACTGCAGTTCCAGCTCCATTCCTCCAGAACAAATTCCCTGAAAGTTGGTAAATTGAATGTGCTGTTGTGGCAGCTGTTACGCTACTGTCAAAAATAACATTCTTGAGCTCAGTGGCAGAGTTCTGGTTGAACTCAACATCTGCATTTACATTAATGGCTGCGGGCGTTATGCGTATGCCCTTGTTGGTTGAATGATCGTGATTATCAACTGCATCAATGGTGGTGTTCAAATCGGTGGCCCAGGTAGGTCCGACACTAACGCCAACTCCTGGTTTCGCAATGCTCGTTATATTTGTCCCTGCTGTTGCCATAGTTCCCCTAAAAGAAAAATAGATCTGCGGTTACAGTCCCGCCTGCTTTCATTATGATTGTTGTCTCTGGAAAGTCATTCACAGTTGCAGATTGATAGATTACCTGGGCTGCATCCTGTTTTAAAACTATCCACCCTTCCGGTGCTTGATCCAGACCATGATCCACAATGGTGTCTGATGTATCCAGGTCTTGATCCTGCACCCTGTTGCCAGAAGCAAAAGGCAGTTGGAACAGTGGATTCAGTGCAGTTGCAATATAACCCTGCACCTGGTCAGTTGCCGGTGATCCGGTTGAGAGCTGAGTAAATGAAATCCTGCTCATGCGGTTGCCGTGTTCCAGA